CAAAGACTGTACTCCAAAGAAGATCGCAAACTTGGCCGAAGAAGGTATAATTATCTTCATCAATATCGACCATAAGCGTTTGCAGAGAATCTTCAATCCGTTCATAACTAACGAACGCACTGTGTGTGCGATCGCTAGAGCAAGCCAGCTTGATCTTTTTATAGAACGAGCAGATTTGCCGGACGCTCTGTATTGCATGAATATTTTCATCTTGCAATATCCTTCCTGTTTTGCTGCAGAACACGAGACTAGTGAAACCTGACAAAAATGCCGGGAGACACTGCCGCTTTTTCCAACCGACGAAGCGGTCAGAGGTTACCATTCCTTCCTCGAGACATAACATAAAGTCTTTCAGAAAGTCTGGTAGCGTGATTGTCACAAAAGACAATCCCTCATGCGAAAGTCTATTACAAATTGTAATATAGTCTTTCATCTGCATAACGGTTGAACACTTAGCTGCTGCATCTTGTAAAAGAAGCAACAGGACTTTAGAGGTACTTTTCATGTCTATTCTCCTCTCCAAACTGGTAGAGGGTACAGCCATGCTTTGCAACATAAAAATGTTGCAATCGGTTCAAAACCGAACCTCACAAACTCAAGACACTAATGTCTTGAGGATAACAGAGCCGTGATGTTGGCTGTTGACAGCCAAGCCTTCAGAGCGTCTGTTAGGTCGTCCAAGTCTGCGTCATCAAAGCCAAATACTGGCTCATCGATGACTATGTATACACCTGCCTTCTGGTAAGCGGATTCCGCTGACAGAGGGTCAGTTGCAACAACAGTCTTGTCAAGACGTACCAAATGTCTAGTACGGCTTTTGGTTTCCTGATGAGATATCCTCATTTCGAGGGTCTTATCAGCTGAAGAGTAAGTAGACGCAGTTTTCTCGTCTATTACCCGGTGTAGATCAGTAGCTACTGAATCTACAGTAACCGATTGCGGTGTTGCAAAGGACATGGTGACCTCCTTTCTCAAAAGAGAAATGGTTTAAAACTTTAGCCTCGATATTCCTAAGGCTGATAAGATGGAGAGTTGCCAGGCTGTAAAGTCTGGAAACTCCCAGTTGAACCCAAAGGGAGAAGCTGCAACCCGAGACTTCGCTGAAGTCTCAATAATGTTGCCTGCAGTATGAGGAGCCCATTTAATGGGTCCCCCAGACTCCGTTTGTTGCCAAGCCGACCAACTATATGTGGTTCTGATTTGCTTAGTTTTGGAATACATTACATAAGCATAATCTGCTACTAGATTATCTTCCATTGAAGACGCGAGGTTAGAAACCACGTCGCCTAAATTGGAAAACCAGTCTACTAGCCAAGAGAATGGAATCAGGTTATAAACCTGTTCCGGACCTAATTCAAGGTCCCACAATTGGCGGATGGCACGGTACTTACCCCACTTTTGAGATTCGAGTCCAGGTATATAATACCTGAAAGAACCCTTGAACCAACATTTAATGTCTTCTACAGTTTCTGTAGTTTTAGACATATTGTTGGTACTCATGCAGAAGTCAAACCACGGTGTAACGCTATACTTATGCATAGCGGAGTACGTTGTGGTCGGACCTGCGATCTGGTTTTTAGTTTCCAGAAGGGTTCCACCTCGGCGAATGCGTTTTCCGTTATTATTACGGAGATACGCAATCTGCGCATCAATTTTAGAAATCGATGCGAACCAACGCCGAATGTCCGACAGGAACGGTTTCCACCCAAATTCTAAAGCCAAATAATTGTTTCCTAAACTACGGAAACTATTAAGCTTTTTGAAAAGAAGCTGAGGAGCGTCTTTTAGCTCTACAAGAGCTATTGAAAGAGACACTCTAGGCTTCGCGGGTTTGAACCGATTCCAGCACGCTGGCCCCTGTGCTTGCGCAAGAGACGTAACGTCTGGTGGGAGGGTATTAAACCCTCTCAAGGTATTGTAGGGGTAAGGAGGAATAGCAATAAACCTCCCTGAATACATATTTTTCACGTCTTTTCCTGAATTAGGATCGACGTACCGCCTACCTACCCATCCCGGCGAATTTGTGAAGGTCGCATGGCATTTCCTGCTTAGAAAAGGACCACCCTCATAAGGGTACT